TGGTAAGTTAAATCTTACTTCAATAATAAAACCAGGAATCCCTTTCGAAATGAAAGAATTCCAAACCTTTATTCCAGTCTTCTTTAGCAACCTTCAAACAGTTGTTAAAAGAAAATCAATTCTTACGAATTGAATTGAGAAGCTCGAACCCCAGCCTTTTGTTCTATCTAAATCTTCCGCAGTTTTAGTTGATAAAACGAGCGTTAAAGAGAGATTGCACCGAGTTACCTCGGGCTCTATGCTGTCTATATTAGCAGCTATAGAACTAATAAATTCGAAGAAATTTGAATTTATTAAGCAATGACTTATCCTAGTGAACTCTTGATTAGAGTCAACACTAGAGGATTTAGACCAATCATGGAAAGCAATTCAACCTATCTTAGACGAAAGTCGTAAGCAGGGATTGACAGACTTTGAATTGGGGAACCTAGGAAAACTAGGTTTCAAACAAGAGGCCGCTGGGAAATTAAGAATTTTTGCGATGGTTGATCCAATCACACAGTGGTTATTACGTCCGTTACATAAATTAATTTTTATGGTTTTACGGCGTATACCGTCTGATGGTACATTTGATCAAATGAAGCCTTTATTAAAATTAATAAAGCTTGCAAATGAATATAACTTACCGTTATATTCGTTTGATTTATCAAGTGCTACCGATCGCCTTCCTGTAGTAATACAAGAAGAAATACTTAAATTTCTCATTGGAGAAGAGTTAGGATCTTTATGGCGTTCTATATTGGTTGAACGTGACTATAACTGAAAGTTCAAATCCTTACAAGGATTTGTTCGTTATAGTGTGGGTCAACCAATGGGTGCTTTATCTTCTTGAGCCATGTTAGCATTGACGCATCATTACATAGTACAGTTAGCCTCACAAAGGGCTGGTATAAAAGGTTGGTTCAACCTTTATGCCGTACTTGGAGATGATCTTGTTATTGCACATGATGAAGTTGCATTACAGTACTTAAGAATCTGCGAAGAGATCGGTTTAGGTGTTAACCTAACGAAATCACTCAGTTCACCTACTGGAAGCGCGCTTGAGTTTGCTAAACGTACATTTTGGAAACAAAATGACGTAACACCGGTGACTTTAAAAAATCACTTTTTATCGAAGACCAATATTCCTTGTATGATAGATTTTTCTAAAACTTATGATTTAAGTTTAAAAGATTATCTAAAATGAGGGGGTTTTGGGCATCGGGCGTTGTCTCTTATGCATCTAGATTTAAATACTCTTTATAAATCTAATCATAAGCGTTTAGCTGATCGTATATTTTTATATACGCAACACAAGCTCTTAATGCAAGGGTTTTCTATAGAACAAACCCTTCTAATCAAAAGCCATAATACTTTTTATCCTTCAGAACTTCTAAGTGAAGTTCATGGTTGGTTAAGTTTATGGTCTGGAAAAGGAGTGTTTACTAAGGAATTATTAGTTTCGGATATCATTATAGCGGACTCACCTAGAGAAATATTACAAAGAAAATG